TATCCCAATGGAATGGAACTACGAAGGATTTATTGATGAGTACGGAGTTCCAGTATTTAATACACCTGACACAGATGTCTTCGCCCCAGACGGTGAACTAATAGATATAGGTGTAATTGATAACTGGCAAAATGAAGCTGATGGTTTAAAAGATGATCAAGACGCTTTAAATGAATTTTATCGTCAGTTTCCGCGAACTGAAGAACATGCGTTTAGAGATGAAACAAAAAACAGTATATTTAATTTAGTAAAAATATACGAACAAATAGATTACAATGAAGGTATAAATGCTTTAGCAAACGTTAACACTGGTAATTTTCAATGGGTTAACGGTATAAAAGATACACAAGTAATATTTTATCCAGATCCAAAAGGTAGATTTAATGTTAGTTGGTTTCCACCTAGTAATTTACAAAACAAAATAGTATTAAAAAACGGTATTAGATTTCCTGGTAATGAACACGTAGGCGCTTTTGGATGTGATAGCTACGATATATCAGGAACAGTAGATGGTAAAGGCTCTAACGGAGCTTTGCATGGTTTAACTAAATTTAGCATGGAAGACGCGCCACCTAATCACTTTTTTTTAGAATATATAGCAAGACCTCAAACGGCTGAAATGTTTTTTGAAGATGTTTTAATGGCCTTGGTATTTTACGGTATGCCGTTGCTTGCAGAAAATAACAAACCTAGATTATTGTATCATTTAAGGCGTAGAGGTTATAGAGGTTTTAGCATGAACAGGCCTGATAAAATTTGGAATAAATTATCAACTACTGAAAAAGAAATAGGTGGTATACCAAACACTAGTGAAGACATAAAACAAGCTCACGCAGCTGCTATTGAAATGTATATACAACAATACGTAGGTCATATAAAAGACGGTGTATATGGTAATATATATTTTAATAAAACTTTAAATGATTGGGCTAAATTTGACATAACAAAAAGAACAAAGTTTGACGCATCTATAAGTTCTGGACTTGCTATTATGGCCTGTAACAGAAACTTATATAGACCAAACGCTAAAATAGAAAAACCAAAATTGAATATAAATATTGCTAAATATCACAACAGAGGTAATATATCAAAAATAATAAAATAAAACATGGCAGAATACGTTAATAATTATTTTCCTAGTCAAGTTGTAAGTGATGCTGAAAAGTTGAGTTACGACTATGGTTTAAAAGTTGCTAAAGCTATAGAGCATGAGTGGTTTAATAAAGACCAAGGTTTAAACAGATATCATAAGCATTACAACGATTTTCATAGATTAAGGTTATATGCTGAAGGTAATCAATCAATACAAAAATATAAAGATGAATTATCTATAAATGGTGATTTATCTTATTTAAATTTAGACTGGACACCTGTTCCTATCATACCTAAGTTTGTAGATATAGTTGTTAATGGTATGGCTGATAGATCTTTTGAAATAAAAGCTTATTCCCAAGATCCATATGGTATAGCTAAAAGAACTGAATACATGCAGTCAATTGTTGATGATATGAATACACAAGAAGTAAACGATTTTGTCCAAGAAAGATTTAATATAAATCTTTATCAAAACGATCCAGATACTTTACCTGAAACAAAAGAAGAGCTAGAACTACATATGCAATTAAGTTATAAACAAGCTGTAGAAATAGCAGAAGAGCAGGCTATTAACGTTTTATTAGATGGTAATAGATATGATTTAGTAAAAAATAGATTTTATAAAGATTTAACTGTTTTAGGTATAGGTGCTGTTAAAACAAACTTTACAACTTCAGAAGGAGCAACTGTAGAATATGTTGATCCTGCTGATTTAGTTTACTCTTATACAGAGTCACCTTATTTTGATGATATATATTATGTTGGTGAAGTAAAAACAATACCTATAAACGAGTTAGCAAAACAATTTCCGTTTTTAGAAGAAAGTGATTTAAAAGAAATAATGCAGTCAAGATCACTTTATACTAACAATTCATATAAAAACGCTAGTAGTTATGATGAATTTGATAATAACAAAGTACAAGTTTTATATTTTAATTATAAAACTTATATGAACGAAGTTTATAAAATAAAAGAAACTGCTACAGGTGCTGAAAAAGCAATAGAAAAAGATGATTCATTTAACCCGCCTTCAGACTCAGAAGGTAATTTTTCAAGATTAGATAGAGTAATAGAAGTGTTACAAGAAGGCGCTATGGTTATTGGTACTAATAAATTACTTAAATGGGAAATAGCTAAAAACATGATGAGACCAAAAAGTAATTATACTAAAGTTAAAATGAATTATAGTATAGTTGCTCCTCGTATGTATAAAGGAAATATAGATTCTTTAGTAAAACGTATAACTGGTTTTGCTGATATGATACAGCTTACGCATTTAAAATTACAACAAGTAATGTCACGTATGGTGCCAGATGGTGTTTACTTAGATGCTGATGGTTTAGCTGAAATAGATTTAGGTAACGGCACAAACTATAATCCACAAGAAGCTTTAAACATGTTCTTCCAAACAGGTAGTGTTATTGGTAGATCGTTTACGCAAGATGGTGATATGAATCCTGGTAAAGTACCAATACAAGAAATAACTAGTGGTAGTGGTGGTAATAAAATACAAGCTCTTATAGGTAATTATAATTACTATTTACAAATGATACGTGATGTAACCGGATTAAATGAAGCTAGAGATGGTAGTATGCCAGATGAAAGAGCTTTGGTTGGTATACAAAAAATAGCAGCAGCAAACAGTAATACTGCTACAAGACATATATTAGACTCTGGTTTGTTTTTAACAGCAGAAGTTGCAGAACAATTATCACTTAGAATATCTGATATTATAGAATATTCACCAACAAAAGATGCTTTTATACAAAGTATAGGCGTGCATAACGTTGCTACTTTAGAAGAAATGTCTAGCTTACATTTATATGACTTTGGTATATTTATAGAGTTAATGCCTGACGAAGAAGAAAAAGCTATGCTTGAAAATAATATTCAAATGGCATTACAACAGCAAACTATAGATTTAGAAGACGCTATTGATGTTAGAGAAATAAGCAACGTTAAACTTGCTAATCAAGTTCTTAAAATACGTAGAAAAAGAAAAATACAACAAGACCAGTTAATGAAAGAGCAAAATATGCAAGCGCAAGCACAAGCAAATGCTCAACAACAACAGGCAGCTGCTCAAATGGAAGTGCAAAAACAACAAGCACTAACACAGTCAGAAGCACAAATTGAACAATTAAAAGCTCAACTAGAAGCACAAAAACTTCAATATGAAATGCAAGCAAAGCAACAGCTAATGACTTTAGAGTTTGAGTTTAACATGAGATTAAAAAACATGGAAGTACAAAATGCTAAACAAAAAGACAAAGAAAAAGAAGATCGTAAAGATGAAAGAACAAGAATACAAGCTTCTCAACAGTCACAACTTATAGATCAAAGAAAAAATAATTTACCAGCTAAAAAGTTTGAGTCATCAGGTAATGATATACTAGGTGGGGCAAACGTTGGTGATATGTCTATGTTTGGACCTAGATAAGCAATTTATTAATTATATAATATTTTATTATGGCAAAAAACAAAAAAGAAGATACAGCTGAAAAGGTTGTAGAACAAAAAAAAGACGACAATGTTGTTAAAGTTGATCTTAATAAACCTAAAACTAATCAAGAAGACAACGTTATAAAAGTTGATTTAACTAAAAAACCAGAAGAAACAAATGAAACCAAAGAAGAAACTACAGAAAATACAACTGACGACTCAAGAGTGGTTGAACTCGTTGAAGACGCCGAGCCCGTACAAAAACAAGAAGAAGTACAGCCGGAAGCAGAAACACAAGAAGCTCCAGTCGTAGAAGAAATAAAAGAAGAAGAGGTAAAAGAAAAAGTTGAAGAATTAGCTGAGCAAGCTGAAGAAGCTGTAGCTGAAGCAGAGCAAACTGGTAAACCTCTTCCAGAAAACATACAAAAGCTTGTTGACTTTATGAACGAAACAGGCGGTAGTTTAGAAGATTATGTAAAATTAAATCAAGATTATTCTAAACTAGATAATATATCTTTATTAAAAGAATATTACAAACAAACAAAACCTCATCTTAATTCAGAAGAAATAGAGTTTATGATGGAAGATGCTTTTTCTTTTGATGAAGAAGAAGATGAGCCAAGAGATATAAAAAGAAAAAAACTAGCTTTGAAAGAGCAAGTTGCTCAAGCAAAGTCGCATTTAGAAAATGCAAAAACCAAGTATTATGAAGAAATACAATACGGAAACAAGCTGACGAGTGATCAGCAAAAAGCCATTGATTTTTTCAATAGATACAATAAAGAGTCAAAAGAACAAAAGGAAATTAACGAAAGACAAACACGTACTTTTTTAAACAAAACTAATCAGCTATTTAATAAAGACTTTAAAGGTTTTGAATATAATGTTGGTGAAAAAAAGTTTAGATTTAATGTTAAAAATGCGAGTACAGTTAAAGAAAACCAAAGTGATATTAGTAATTTTATAGGGAAGTTCCTTGATAAAAATAACGAAATACAAGATACTAAAGGTTATCATAAAAGTTTGTTTACAGCTATGAATCCTGATGCTATTGCAAAACATTTTTACGAGCAAGGTAAAGCTGATGCTTTAAAAGATAGTATAGCTAAATCTAAAAACGTTAGTATGGATCCAAGGCAAGAGTTTAATGGCCAAATAAATACAAGCGGTATAAAAGTAAAAGTGTTAGGTAATAATTCTAATGACTTTAAATTTAGAATTAAAAACAAAAAATAACAATTTAAAAAATATTAATTATGGCAATTTCAAATCCTGGTGGTTTGTTAAATAGCGTACCTGCTCAAAGACAGCAAACGTTATCTTCAAACTATCTAGACTTTACCAGTGGTGCGAACGACTGGGCACAACAATACCTGCCAGACTTGATGGAAAAAGAAGCTGAGGTTTTTGGACCTCGTACAATTTCTGGTTTCCTATCACAAGTTGGTGCAGAAGAGGCTATGACTGCTGATCAAGTAGTATGGTCTGAACAAGGTAGATTACACTTATCTTATAAAGGTAAAGTATCTACTGCATCAAGTGGACTTAATTCAAGCTCACAAATATTAATTCAAGCTGACATTGACGGTGCTGACTCTGACAACTCTGGTATTTCTAACGGACACACTGGTGAAGTTAGACATGGTATTAGACCAAACGATACTATTATCATTGCTGATACAACTAACAATATAGTTAAAGCAGTTGTTACAAAAGTAAACGGTGATACTAT